CAGGCGGGGGCGGGTTTCTACCCAGGTCCCGACGTGAACTTTCGGATTTTCTCCGGGGCCGGTCTCTACCTGATCCAATACACCCCGCAGTATAACTGGTATTTCACCACCGCCATTAACGCGCTCACGTACGCCTCGGGCGGCGGCACCAACTGGCAGTTCAACGGCTCCGACTGGAGTTCGGTCAACTTCGCCGGGGCGGTCGGCGGGCTGGGTTCTTTCGTGACGGTATCGGACGAACGCAGCAAGCGCGATATCACGGATGCTCAGCACGGTCTGGCCACCATCCTGGGCATCAGACCGATTGTGTTCCATCGTTGGAACCCGGCGACCAAAGTTCGCGCCGAGCGGCCCGAGATCGGTTTCTCCGCGCAACAGATCAGAACGGTTTTACCGGAAGCGGTGACAGACATGGACCCGCCGGACGCCGCGTGGAGAGATCTGGTCGGTGACGGCAAGATAATGGGCGTTCGCACTGACCCCATCGTCGCCGCGCTGGTGAACGCGGTGCGAGAGTTGCAGGAGCAGATTCACCAACTAAGGAGCCGCAAATGAGCAAGATCGGGAACACGTAAATGCCTACTTTCGCGGTATCCGGTACCAGTTTTTTAGAGAAAGGCGCGACTTTCGGTTCGTTGCCGACTACCGGGGGTACGCTAACCGGACCGCTGACCATTGGCGCGGCACCAGGTAACGCGCTGACGATCACGCCTGGCGCGACGACGGCTAATCCCATCGTTATCAGCGCGACTGGTAGTATGGTAGAGTTTACTAAAAATCTACGAGTTGGTGATTTAACGACAACCACGTCACTTACGATCTTACCTGGCGGCGGTCCAGGGGAAGAGGCTACGATCACCGCCGGAAGCGGCGAAGGTGGACTGGATCTCATAGTTTCGACCACTGCGATCGGCTATCCGGGCGTGAATAACAGGCTAAGGATCACGCCTGGCGCGGCGGCGGCGAACACCATCGAGTTCGCTCAGAGCGGCACTGGCGGCATGACGTTCCTGGGCCAGGTGAATATCGGACCGGTTGGCACCAGCAGTCCGATAGCCCTCACCGCTGGTTCGTCATTCTCTAGCCCGGCCACGATTGGCGTTGTCGGTGCCGGATTGAGGTTCACCTGCAATGTCGGCTTCAACAACTTTCCACCCCCGGCGAAACCAACCGTGGCAGGATCAAGGGGCGGTAACGCCGCGCTGGCGTCCTTGTTGACCGCGCTGGCCAGTTACGGCCTCGTAACCGACTCCTCGACCGCTTAGGAAAACGTGAGAGTAACAGGAGAGCAGCATGTCTAAAACCGGACCGAAGAACGTCAATCCAAGTTCGAAAGGAAGCTCGCCCACGCATGGCGTGGCGGGTGGGCCGGGGCACAGTTTCGCCCAGCAACCCTTCGCCGGTCCCACGTCGTCGGGCCAGCCGAGTTCGATGAAGAAAGCCCTGGCGAAGAAGTCACCCAAGGGGTTGGCCACCGGCTTCCCTGGTAAAGTCCGCTGAAAGGATAAACGCCATGCCCAGCTTCCTGTTCAATAACGGATCGTTCTTTCCCGACTCCAATCTGGCGCCACAGACGGGCGCGCCGGTCGCGGGAGCGACCGTCTCCATGTCGGGGCCCAGCCTGTTCCTCACCCCGGCGGGTACCCTGGCCACGCTGACGGTCCGGTTGCCGCCCAGCCCGTCAGCGGGCGAACAGGCGTCCATCACGTCCACGGCGGCGGTGACCGCGCTGACGTTGCAGACGGCCACGGGCGGTGCCGTGGCGGGCGCGCCGACGGCGTTGGTGGCCAACACCAAGGTCACCATGCAGTACGTCGGCACCGCCTGGATCTGGGTGAAGTAAGTGCCGCTCAAAGGCACGCCCGAGGATAAGAAGAAGCAGGCGTTTCATGAATTCGCGCATGGGCGTCTGCACTCCGGTAAGGGCGGACCCATCGTGAAGGACAAGAAGCAGGCCATAGCCATCGCTCTTAGCGCGGCCCGGCGAGGTGGGAGTAAGCGAAAATCGTAGCGTTCGCGGTAAAGGATTTCGGCGGCGAGATACCTCGGCGGGAGCCCCGGCTCCTACCCGACAACATGGCCGCGCGCGCCACCAACACCGACCTGGCGCATGGTCCGTTGGACGGGCTCCCCCAACCCGAGCCGATCATCAACCTGGCCGGGATGGCGCCCTGGCCGGTGCGCAAAGCCTATCGGATACCTGGTCCCGAGTCGGGCGATCCGGATGTGTGGCTACCCCTGCCGAGTGAATTCTCCTCGGTGTGCGTGTCGCCTTTGGCCAACGACATGCTGCACCGGATCTTCTGGACCAACCCGCCCGGCTCGCCGGACGCGGGCGCGTGGTGGAATACTTACGACCGTATTAAAGCCGGTAACTCGGGAACCGACGCGCATTGGAGCATGGGGTTCCTACCGCCCGACTCGTCAGCCGGGGCCGCGCCCGTGGTCACGGTATCGGGCGGGACCCTTCCGGCGATGACCGGGTATGGAGCGACCATCGTCGACGCGGGCACCGGATACATACCGGGGCAGCAACTGTCTGTTTTTGGCGGGACGCTCGCCGAGGGCGGTCAGCCGATGGTCGTCAGCATCGCGCATACGTTCGCGATCAGCGCCCGCAGTCATTTCGGCACGGCGGGGACGGGAGGCACCGACGGGCCGGTGACACTTACCGGCACGACGGGGGTCGGCGTGCTGACCCAGGTGCGGGGCATCATATCCAGCGGGACACTGTACTCGGTGGACGGCATAGCCGATCCCGGCGCCTACACGACGAACCCCACCAACGTCGATATCGAGCCGGTGGCGGGAGGCGGACTCACGGGCGCCGCCATCACCTTGACCATGGGCGTACGGGACGTAGCGATGGTCAACGCGGGGTCTTATACCGTGTTGCCGCCGAACCCCGTGCAAACCCGGGTCGTCGGTGGTGGGCCGGGGCAACTCTGTTTGCTCGACGTGACGTGGCAGAGTACCGGCGCGCCGCCCCTGGAGGAACGGTCCTACTGCTACACGTTCATAGACCAGTACGGCACCGAGAGTTCTCCGTCCGCGCCGTCCCTGGTCGTCGCTGGTCCGAGTAACGGCGTGTGGCATGTCACCAACCTGCCCAGGACCGCGCCCGTCGCTCCGACAGGCAGGTATTATCCGCCGCCCGTGAAGACACGCCTGTATCGCACGCTGGTCGCCGCCACGGCGGGCGCGCAGTTCTACTTCGTGGTGGACCTGCCCTTCGGCACGACCAGCTACGACGACACGATCCCCAATACGACGGTCGTGAACAACAACATCCTGCAGAGCGTGAGTTTCGCTCCCCCCGTCGACGGGATGGACGGGCTGTTGTCCATGGCCGGTGGGATGATGGTGGCGTTCACCGAGAACACCGTGCATTTCTGCGAGCCCAACCGGCCCAACGCGTGGCCCGCCGGTTACGATCAGAGCCTGCTTTACCAGATCGTCGCCATGGGCGTGTGGCAGCAGCAACTCATCGTGCTCACGTCCGGGTTCCCCAGCGCCGGGGTGGGTAACCGCCCCGATCAGTTCACCTTCGCGCAGATCCAGACCGCCGAGCCGTGCATCTCGCGCGGTTCGCTGGTCACCGATCTGGCGGGGATTTACTACTCCTCGCCCAATGGGCTGGTGGCGATCAATTATTACGGCGCGCAGAACCAGACCCTGAGCAACCTCACCCGTGAGATCTGGCTGAAACGATTCCATGGCGACAGCCTCGTCGCCGCCCGGCACCGCGCGCAATACCTCGCGGTCAACGGCACCGGCATGGGTTTCGTCATCGACTACACGGAACAGCGTTTGGGTATTTGTTCGCTGAGCCCCTTCGTCGGCATCGTGAGCGTATGGAACGACGTCTACACGGGCGACACCTACATGGTGGGCGACCAGACGGTCTACCGCTGGGACAGCATGGAGACGCCCGTGCTCATCTACCGGTGGCGGTCGCGGGAATTCTACTTCCCCGCTCCCGTATCACTGGGCGCGTGCCAGATATCGCTCGATCCCGACGTGAGCCTCCCCAAGCCCAAGGACGCGATCCCGCCGCCCACCGACGGCATGAGCACCCTGAACCTGCCCAACGGCGTGAACGCCATCTTCCGGATATTCGCGGGGCCGTCTCAGCAACTGGTTCACGAGGAGTGGCTGCAGCAACCCAGGTGTATCTTCCGCCTGCCGTCCGGTCGTAAAGCGTTCAACTGGCAATTCGAGATCATCGCGCGCGTGGCTGTTCACAGTGTCGAACTCGCATCGACGATGAGGGAGTTGAAAGGTGTCTAAGAACCCCAACATCCCGGCCATCTCGTCACCCCAGGCCGACGTCAACGCGCTCGTGTCGGTCGTCATGCAGCTGCGTCAGGGCGTCGAGTCGCTGGCCGGATTCCGTGGCGGGACACTCGACCGGGCGGTCACGTTGCGGGATTTGGTCGATCTGGGTTTGGTCAGCGCGGCTGATATCCAGGCCAAACTCAGATGAGCCACCGCGAAGTCCGCGTGAACCACCCCGGCGACGGCGACTGGATCATGCTGCGCGTGGGCGGCGTGTTCAACGAGAAGACCGATCACACCGTGGCGCTACATCGTGACGGCAAGATCGCCGGGGGCGTGGTGTTCACGGGTTACCTGGGCGCGTCGATCACGGTGCACATGGCCGGATCGGAGGATAACTGGGCGACACGGGACTTCCTATGGATGGTGTTCCATTACGCGTTCGTCCAACTGGGTTGCCGGAAAGTCATCGGTCTCGTCAGTTCAGCCAACGCGAGGGCCATGGCGGTGAACATGCGTCTGGGGTTCGTCCCCGCCGCGCGCATCACCGACACCTATTCGGACGGGTCGGATCTGATCGTGCTGACCATGGAGCGATCCCAGTGCAAATGGCTGGCCCTGACACCGAAACACTATCGCAGTAACACACCGGAGCATGTGTAATGGCCAAGGGTAGCGCACCAGCGGCTCCGGATTATTCGCCGATAGCGCAGTCGTCCTCTGAAGCGGCGAAGATCCAGGGAGAGATCTCCAGGGAACAACTGGACTGGGCCAAGCAACAATACGCCGATCAGGCGCCGCAGACCAAGGCGTTCATGGATAAGATGCTTTTGGCGTCCGATCAGTCCAGGGCCGCGCAGGATGAACAACTGGCCAACGCGCGCAAGGCGCAAGGTTTCTACGAAAGCACTTATCAGCCCATCGAGGCCCGGCTGGCGTCCGAAGCGCAAGCTTACGCTTCGCCCCAACGCGCGGCGCAACAATCGGCGATGGCGCAAGGCGACGTGTCAGCGGCGTTCTCGGGCCAGCGCAACGCCGCGCTACAGACCCTGGAGGGCTACAACATAGACCCCAGCCAAACCCGCTACGGCGCGCTGGACCTGGGCGCGCGCATCTCCCAGGCGGCGGCGCAGGCCAGCGCGGGCACCCAGTCCAGGCTGCAGACCGAAGCGGTGGGGCGTGGGCTGGAGACGGCGGCGGTCAACGTGGGCAGAGGCTACCCTGGTCAGGTCACCACCGAATATGGTGGGTCCGTGGGGGCTGGCACCGGAGCCGCCGGACAAGGCGGGGCGGGCATCAACGCCGGGATCAACACATCCAACGTGTACGGCTCCATGATGGGCAACCCGACGCAGTGGGCGAGCGCCGCCAACGCCTCGCAGAACACGGGTATCAGCGCGACGAACGCGGGCTATCAAAACCAGATGGCCGGGTTCAACGCCAACGCGGCCATCGCGCAGAACACCTCGTCGGGTATCGGCAGCATGGTCGGCGCGGCGGCTGGCATCGGCGTGATGGCCATCGCGGTATGACCGACCAGGACAAGCTCACCACCGCTTCCGAGATCGCGCTGAAAAAGGGTCTGCGCGTATTGCAGGGGTTCCGCCTGGAGAACACCGACCAGGGGCACGTCGCGGCGTTGCTCGCGTTCATGGCTCCTGGCCGTGGCACCAAATGGGTGGATCTCGGTTGCGGCTTCGGCGAACCGGCCAAGCTCATGAAGGAGCTACGCCCCGACCTGATGTTCTGGCTGGTGAACAACAATACGTTTCAGCTGTCCAAGTGCCCTTCCGACATGCCGACGTTCTGCTGCGACATGCACGACATGCCGTTCGATCCTGGCGAGTTCGACGGGGCGATGTTCCTGTACTCGCTGTGCCACGCGGATGATTTCGTCGTCGCGCTGCGCGAGGCGGCGCGCGTGGTGCGGCCCGGCGGCAAGCTGTTCGTCTACGACTACGTTCGTTTCGATGGGGACGACGCGCTGGCGCACCAGCATCTGAACGCCCGGTTCATCCCGTTCGACATGCTCCGCGCGGTGGCGCGCGCGGGCGACTGGGACCTGGAGTCGTTCGTGTTGCCCCGAGGCAGCGACGCGGTGTTCCGCTCCCTGATGCCCAACCAGCATCTGTACAACCTGATCTTCAAGGGGCTGCGTCCGATCCTGTGGAAAGCGGCGCGTCGGTGATCGACCTCGCGCCCCTGTTGAGGCACGCGCCCGGCAAGCGGGCGCTCTCGTTCTCGGGAGGTAAGGACTCCATGGCGGTCGTGGAGTTACTACGGGAGTATCTCGACGGGATCACGATCTACCACCTGGACACAGGTGACCTGCTGCCCGAGATGCGCGAAAGCGTGGCGCGCGTGGAAGCGTTCGCGCCTCACTTCGTTCGTGTTGAGACGGATGTTTCCAAATGGATTGAAGCCAACGGGTTGCCGACGGACCTGCTTCCTTTTCATAGCCACGTCGTTGGACATCACCTCGGACAGGCTACCGCTCGTTTGGTCGGGCGATACGATTGCTGTTACGCGAACCTGATGTGGCCGCTCTTCAAGCGCGTGTACGACGACAAGAACACCCTGCTCATACGCGGCACCAAGCGGGTGGACATGCCCAGGTTGCCAGCCGAGGACGGCGCGGTCGCCGATGGCGTCGAGCTATGGTATCCGTTGCTGAACTGGTCGCACGACCGGGTGTTCGCCTATCTGAGGGAGCGGAACGTCCCACTCCCCAGGGTCTACGATTATGTAACGAACTCGCCCGAGTGCGCGCGATGCTCGGCGTGGTGGGGCGAGGGGCGTGCCGCCTACCTGAAGAAGTATCATCCGGAAATATGGGCCGAATACGACGCGCGGTTGCAGGTGGTCATAGACGCCGTCGCCCCGTCGCTGGCCCTGCTCCGTCACGAAGCGGGGATAACGTAGATGGCTGGTGGGATTTATCTGGGATCGTTCGCTGGCGGTCTGTTCAGCGGCGCGCAGAGTATCTTCAGTCTGTACAAAGAATACCAGGGTGTGCGTCGTCAGGTGAAGCTGGACGAGTATGACGAGCAGCGTCGGCTGGCGCGCGAGGAAGATGAGAAAAAACGTCTGGCTGGAACCGGGGCCAGCAAGGTTCCAGGCACGCAGGATTTCACCCAGGCTCCCGGAACGACGGCGCTACCCGCCCCCACGCCCGCCCCCACGCCCACGGCGGCGCCGGAAGCCAAACCGGATATCCTGACGCGTCCGCCCGAACCCGCTTACCCACCGGCACCCCTGACCGAGGGCGATATCGCCCCGTCGTTCCGGGGGCAAAACCGTAGCGCGGCGGGCACGGAGAACGATCCGTGGATCACGGGAGGCGGGTATCCGCGCACGCCCATGGTGGGTGGCGTGCCGCGCGCGCTCTACCCATGGGACCCGTATAATCCCGTCGGTACGCAGACATTACATCCCCAGGAGACGTCGCAAGCCGATGTCGACCGCGCGCTGGCGGAATATCAGGCGCGGCGCGCCATGGCTCGTGACCCGGCTTACGGGCCTACTCAGCCGCAGCCCACCGGCCCCGCTCAGATGCCTGACCGTGCCGCGCTTGGTTACGCGCGTCAGTTCAACGCGCCGTCCCCCGGCGTACAGTCCGATGTGGACGCGCACGGGGCGGTGCCGGACCCGACACGTACGCCGCCCTGGCCCATGACACCCACCAACCAGCCGGTCGGCACCACCGTGGGCGCGGGTGGCGGTCCCAGCGCGATAACCAATCAGCCGGTCGGAGCTTCGTTGCGGCCCGTACCCGCGCCTCCATCCGTCATGGCTCCCACCAATGAGCCGATACCGAGCCGTCAGCCAGGCGGACCTTATACGCCGCCGCCACAGCAAGACCCGCGTGTTCCGTCATACACGATGCCGCAGCCCGCCGTTCCCCCGGCGGACGTCGCGCAACCTTACCAACCCCCGCCGCCCGTCATGGCTCCCGGTACCGAGCCCATCCCGAGCCGTCAGCCCGGCGGGTTTATCTCACCACCCCAACAGCAAGATCCACGCGGCCTGCCGCCGCCCCAGCCTTACTCCCCGGCTCAGGCGACACCCCCCACGTCGGCCCCGCCCCCCGCGCCGTCACCGGCCACGCCGCTAGGTGGAGCGTCCTCGCTGGGTGGGCGCATCCTGAGCATGATCAACCCCATGGGATCGGCTCAGGCCGCCGAGATCACGCCCGCCCGTCCGGTGGGCCAGGGCGACCCCAACGCGCCCGCGCCGACACCGACGCAATCGGCGTACGGGCAGCCCCCGCCCCCCGCGCCCGCGCAACCCACGGGCATCACGCCCGCGCAACCCCCCACCGTGGATAAGAACCCACCCACGCATCCGCCGCCCGCGCCGGTCGCCGTGGCGGGGACCGGCGGCAAGGTCCTGCAATCCGAGGGGACGCCGCCCGCGCTGGCCCCGCCCGTGGACATGAGCCACTACAACAACGCGAAGACGCGGTATCCGGAACGCCTCGCCATGGTCGAGCGCGCCATCGCGGCGGAAGGCGCCCAGGGTATCGTCTCCCCCGAATTCATGCTCGCCACCATCGGGCGGGAGAACGCCGGTTGGAACAACGCCATCAGTCACGGCACGAGCGCGGCGGGATACACATCCAGCGCCAAGGGGCTTGTACAAATCATTGACGGTACGCGACGCAGCATAGACCCCCGTGGAGAACTGGACTGGCGCGACCCGGAGCAGAACATCCGGTTGGGCGTGCGGCTCTATAAGACACAGGCACTCGATCAGGGCCTGGGTTCCGATACGTTGCAAAACGCCATGGTGTACCGTGGCGGCTATGATTTCCTGAACGGTGTCGCCAAACACGGTTTCGATGGTTACGCCGCGCAGGGTCCGGAACAAAAAAGTCAGGTCGTCGACATGATGAAAATGTTCCCCGGTTCGAAACTGGCGGACATCCCCATCACGGCGGTCAGTGGCAACCATAAAAATTATGACGCGGTGGCCTTGTACCAGCGCGCTCAGGCCGAGGGGCCCGACGGGTTGTTACGTGGGTTGGTCGAGACGGGACCGGCGGGACTGGGCATGTCCGACCGCTGGCGCGCGGCTCAATCAGCTCTGGAGAGCTACCTCATCATCAGCGGGCATCCCGAACAGGCGGGCATGGCGGGCGAGTGGGTCGCGCAAATGAGCCAGCAGGGCACGGTGTCGAACCTGATCGCCGCCGATCAGGCGATCATGAGCAAGGACCCCCAGACGGCGATTGGCTACCTCGCCAAGGCGCACGCGTTCTTTCCCGACGGCACCTATGCTCGTTTCGGTGCCGACAACAAAGGCAACATCTGGGCTTATCGGTTGTCGGACAGAAACGGGACCCCCGTGGGTCAGCCGTTCCAGGTCACGCACGAAGACATCGCGAAGCAGATCATCGGATTGCAGAACCCGGTCACCTACGTGAAAACATTGCAGGCCCACCAAAAAGAAAACGCCAAGATGGAATTGGATAGGGCGCATACGGAGTATTACAAGCAACTGCCGGGCATCAAGGAGGAACAGGTCCGCGCCGGTATCGAGAAAGAGCATCTGCGTCAGCAGGGCATAGCCGAGCGTAACGCGCAGGCGGCACAGCATAAAGCGGAGACCGACGCGCTCAGGGCCGAACGTAACACCGCGCTCGATACGGAAGTTGAAAAAGCCTATCCGCCAGCGGAACGTCCAGAAAAATCACCCGAGGGTGAGTACGAACGCGCGGCTGATATCTACCGGCAGATCCGTAAGGTCCCATCGCAAGGCGGCGGCGACATGAGCCAGGCGTCCGCCAAGATGTACGCGGATGGACTGGCCGCTGGTAAATACGATTTGCATCTCCTGCCGACCAAGGACGGCAAGGCCGTGTACGCCGTCAGAGACAAGCAGGGTAAGAACGTGGGCACCGCGCCGCTCTCTTATGAGCAGGGTGAGCTTATCAAACCGTTGCTGGGTCTGGCCGGATCGGCGCCTTTACAGGGTGCTCCCAACGTGGCGCCGCCCGTCCCATCGCCCACGCCCGCGCTGACGCCAGCGAAACCGCCGCCACCCATGAACACCAACGCGCCTTCCGTGCCGCTTACTGATCCGATGGGTAATATGTCGGCGTTACCGAGGCAGGGTTTATCCAGGGCGGCATGAACCATGGCATATAATGACGAGGGCGATACTACCGTATTAAACGCGCCGGAAGAGGGTGGGTCCGCCCTGGCCCAGGAACAGGATCTCGCGGACCGGCGAGAACTCCAACAGATCCAGCCTTCTCCGGGTGGTTACGCGCTGCCGCAACGCACTGGCCTGACGCGCGCCGTGCCACCGACGCCGTTGGCGGTTCGCGCGCAGCCGCGCGTGTCGTTCGCCGATATTGATCCGAACGCAAAACCTTTGGCGGTATACGGACGGCCCGCGCCACCACCGCCCGAGCAAGGCATCATCGGTAATTCGTTGGACGTGATGTGGAAGGGCGTGCAGTCCAACTGGGCCGACATCATGGGCGCGGCGCGCTTCGCGGAACAGCAACTCTCGTCCGATCCTGAAACGAAAACCTGGATCGAACGCCAGCGCGAGTCGGTGGAAGGCGAGATCGCCAAGGGATATTCCGATCCCAAACTACAAAAGATCATGTCCGCCAGCCTGATGTCGCTGTTCGGCGGCAACACCGACGCCAAGGGTAATCACATCCCATCCCCCGGCGAGGTCGGGTGGTTTAATTATTTCCACTACAACACGATGGCGATGGTGCCGACGGTCGTGCTGGCGCTGCTCCCCGCCACGGTCACCGCCAAGCTCGCCACCAAGGTCATGTCGTCGCTGGGCGCGGTGGCGAAAACCGCCAAGGCGGTGGGCACGGGCTTCGGTGTCGGCGAGTCGGCGTTGCAGGGCGGCGCGCAGAACATGGGCGTGCTCTACAACAGTGTCGCCGACGTGGTGAAGCACGCGTCGGAAGCGGAGATGATGAAGTCGCCCGCTTACGCCGAATTCCGGCGTGGCGGTTACTCCGACGAAGCGGCCAAGGCCGAACTCATCAAGCAAACCATCCCGCCCATGGCGCTCCAGGCGTTTGGAGTGGGTGGGCTGGCGGGCGCGGGCGCTACCAGCATCCTGGCGCGCGGCGCGGCGTCGCCCATCGCCAGCACGGGTCTCAGGAACCGCGCTTTGGGCGCCGCCGTGGGCGCCACCGAGATGGGCGGGCTCATGGCCGGGCAGGCCGGGGTCACCACCGCGCTGGGCCAACAGGCCGAGCAGGGCATTGGTATCCGTGAAGGTTACGACACCGACGCGATCCGCGCCAACGCCGTGGCGGCGGGTCTTGGCGGCGCGGGCATGGGCGCGGTGTTCGGTGCCATCCATCCGCCCAGACCGCGTGCCCGGCCCACGCCGGACGTGTCTCCCGACGTGGCCGGGGCGTTGGACGCGGCGTTGCCGCCGCCCGAGCCACCCGAGCCGCCCGCGCCGCCCACGTCACCCATGCCCCCGCCGCCTCCACCCGACCCGCGTACGCCCGGCCAGATGGAGTTTTCCGGCATGTCTCCGCAAGGAGAGATGTTCAGCGGCGCCGAAACTGGTCTGGCTCCGCGCCAGCCGATCATCACGGGTGTCCAGCCGGGCATGCCGCCCGAAGCGCAACAAGGCGGGCTGTTTGATCCCGGTGTGCGCATCACGCAACCGCCGCCCACGCAGGGTGAGATGTTCCCGCGTGAGCCACCGCCACCCACCACGGCCGTCGAGCCGCCCCCAGGCCCCACGCCCCCACCAGGGTCCACATCCCCACCGGGCCCCACGCCGCCGCCCCCAGGCCCCACGCCTCCACCACCGCGTCCAGGTCCCACGCCCCCGCCGCCACGCACGCCCGCGCCCGACATCAGCGCCTACGCGTCGATGAAAAAGACCGATTTGATCGACGCGCTGAGAACGCATGGCGAGACCGTCAACCCCAACGAGTCGGCGGACCGGCTGCGCATACGTCTGGCCCGCGTCGAAGCCGAGCGCGGCGCATCGACAGGGACTCCTCCGGATACTACAGGAGTAACCTCCACTACTGGCGAAGCGGTCACGCCCCGGCGAGACAGTAGTGCCCCGTCGGCGACGGAGAATTCACTCCCTTCGGCGTCGGCGGGGGTTGAGCCCGCCACCACTGTCCTGGACCGGGCATGGCTGCTTAAAGCGGGCAGCGCTGGTGAGGGCGAGGGTAAGTTCGCCGGGACCGGCTACGATATGAAAAAGGGTGCCGACGCGTTGACGGCGGAAGCCGAGAAGGCGCTCGCCGCCGGGCACACGGTCGAGCTTGTCACCGACCAAGGTCGTAAGACCGTTCCTATAACGCATATAAAAAATGGCATGTTGGCTGATGCCAAAGGGCAAGCCTGGGGCACGGCATCCCTGGCCACGGACGGTACCGGCAAAGAAGGTTTGCGCATTACACGCCGTGTTGCCGAGAATAAAGCGGCGGGGGTTGGCCCCGAGCCCCGTGTCACCGAACTGGAAGGCGAGGCGGCGGCGACCAGGGATTTCAGACCCGGCGCTGAGCCAGAGGTTTTGTCCACGCTCGTCGCCGAGCCCCGTCAAGAAGTGCAAAACGTTAGCGCGCCCGCGCCCAGAAAAGAGACGAAGACCCAGGAGGCACAGAGGAAGCGCGAGGAACTGCGGACCCTGGGCGTGAAAAACGCCGGTAAGATGAAGCTCGCCAAGCTTAACGAGACCTATGACCGGGTCATGCGGGAGCAAGAAGAACTAACGAGAGGGCACGTCCCACCCCCCGTCGAGGCACCCGCGCCCACCAAGGCGGTCATCTCCACCGAGGTCGAGGCGCCGGTAAAAAAGGTCGGCCCCAAAGCGGCTGAGAAACCCAAGGGTCGTCAGCCACCCAAGACAACGACGGTAGTAATCGAGAGGAAAGCCAACGAGCCGAAGCCGTATGTCGCCGAAGAAGTGAAAGCCGAGCCGACGGCGGAAGAAGCCCAGGCGGCGCGCTCCACGGAACTGGCGCGCGATCAGGCGCTGGAAGATATCAGTTTCGTCACGCGGACCGTGGTTGGCGAGGTTCCGCCCGGCACGCCCAAGGGCGCGGCCATGCGTAAAGCGGTCGAGGATCTTGGGCGGCTGGTCAACCTGACCGACGGTTCGCGCGAAGACATCACCAGGATGACGCACGCGCTGATGGAGCCACGGGCGGGAGAGCCCGAGGTCGCTACCCAGGCGCGGCAGGAAGTCGCCAGGGCCTACTACGAGAAGAACATCGGTAAGAAGTTCGGCGAAGCCGTCGTCGACCCCGACGCGGAGCCCACGCGCGGCGAAGTTTCCGTTGTTCGCGAAGAAGAACAAACACGCGGCGCGACGGAGGGTCCGGCCAAAGCCGAAGACGTAGAAACAAAAGCGGTAGGTGGTGGGGAGGGGGAGAGCGCCGGGCTGACCATGGGCCTGGAGACCAAGAACAAGGAGGTCACCCAGGCTACCGACGTCAATCGCACGTCGGCTGACTGGATCAACAAGATACTCGATCCGACGGATCGGACGACGGCCACGGAAGCCGCCTCCCAGTATGATCCGAAGAACAACATGGGACGGCCCCGCTCGGAAGGTTTCCGTACGATGGCCGAGGCGCTCGATACCGAGATCAACCGTGTCACCAACGAAGAGAACGCGAGCAAGGATCGGGAAGCTCTGCGCAAGTCGGTCAGCGTGGAGATAAAAGGCACGCCGGGAACCGACGCGTATGATCGCGCGGTGGCGCGGAAAGACGCGAGAGAAGCCAAACTGGAAGCGAAGCTGGCTGATTTCGCTCCCGAACGCGTTGAACAATTGAGGGCGGCGCGCAGGGAACTCGTCGATCCTGTCGGTGTCATTTCCGACGAAGCCAAGGCCATGGCCGACCGCGCCGCGCTCAAGGGGGCGATGGGTAAGCGTAACGTCCAGGCGTCGATGCGCGACACTTCGTCCGCGCCGGAACCACCGTTACCAATCACCAACGGAATAGATCCGCGTTCGTCACGCGGTTATAAACTGGCGACCGACCACCGGCTTGGCGCCAATCTGGTACGTTGGTTCCAAAGCCGCGAAGGGCGCGGCGAGACGCCGATGTCGCACGACGCGTATCGGCTCATCTCCACCGACCCCATAGTAACCGCCGAAGCACCGGAACTGGCGGCGTTGGCGCGGCGGCTCATCGACCTCGCGCCAAACGTTCCCATCCATAGTGGGATTGATACGCTCCAGCGTGGTTGGATGATGCCCGAGCACTTCGATCCGTATTTCACGGGGCGGCTGTTCGGCTACAGCGACATGAACGTGGACCCAAAGGTCCCACGCCACATCATGCTCGACCCCGAGAATATAACGAACGCCACGTCGAACCATTCGGTCATCGTCATGCTCCACGAGGGGCTGCACTCGGCCACGCAGAATTACATTTACCATCTGGAACAGCACGAACCCTGGCATTTTCATATCCAGGCGCTGGATCTTATTCGCGAAGAGCTTACCAAACGAATCGGAGGCGCGAAAAACGCGCATCCGGGAGAATCCGGTGACGTCAGATACGCCGTGAAGAATAATCACGAACTCGTATCGGAACTCATGACCAACTCGCAGGTCCAGGCGGCGGCGATGACGGGGAGTTTATCTCCGGAATTCCGCGAGGGCATGAAATTCTTTGGCTTCGCACCGCGTGGCGCGAAGTCGGTCTGGGCCTACTTCACCCACTGGGTGCGTAAGTCACTCGGTTTTTCTCCACCGAAAAGCGCCAGCGAATACACGCTGCTCGACTACGCGTTGCGCCCGATGCAGGAGATCATCGAACACGGCTCCAAATTCCAGAAAGCCATCGACGCCAAATACCTACCCGCCGAACCCCGGTTGCGCGAAGCGGCGATACCCCTGGCGCGCATGGCCGACGAGGCATTCAGCGGACGCACGAGCCGTCTGGCCGAGCGCGCGTACCACGCCGTGGGCGACCGGCTCGGCGCTACCAAGGCGCACGCCCTGCTGCAGAGCATCCACCTGGATCGTATGGTCGATAGTTTCGGTCACGTCATGCAGGACGGTGACGTCAACCACATCAAGGAAGTCCGCGCGGTGATGGAGCGCGCCGACGTGGCGGGCCAGCGGTTCCTCAAGGACTTCGCTGGCGAGGCGGGCGAGATCACCCGCGAACTCGTCAAACACGACGACGTGGCCGCGCTGATGAACGACGCGGGCTATGCCCGTGCCGCCCTGGGCACGCGCGAACCTGCCCAAAATGCACATTTGACCAGCGCCGAGGATCGCGCCCAGCTGGCGGCGTTGCAGACCCGGTTCGACACCATGCCCGCCGAGAAGCAGGCGCTGTATACGAAGACGCGTGATTTCCTGACCAAGAAATATGCTTTCGAGCGTCAGGCGGTCGCCGACAATCTGGTCAACCGCTTCATGCCCAACGCCACCGACGCCGAGAAGGCGCTGATGCGCACGACCATGGCGAGCAAGACCCGCCTCGACGCGTTCCTGGCCGACCCCGACAACGCCGGTATCGCCGACGAGCGTAAACGCATAGCGAAAGGCATGGCCAAGCTGACCCGCATGGGCTTCGTCGACGGGGACTACTTCCCGATGCGCCGCTACGGTGACTTCGCCGTGGAGTATGGCGGCGCGCACGGCACCCCCGAATACGGCGTGCAGTTTTTCGAGAAGAAAAGTGAAGCCGCCGCGTTCCGCGCCCAGCAGATCGCCGACAACGTGGCCGACGTGGGCTCGGTGCGCGAACGTCATGAGATCGTGACCCAGAACAAGGGGCGCCTGTCACCCGTGGTCGAGGACATGATCGACGCGGTCAGGAGAGACCCCGCTTTTTCGCGCGCGCAAGCGGATCAACTGGAGGAGATGGCGGGACACCTGCAGCTTCGTTACGCGTCCGGCTGGGAGAAGGCCACGGCGCGACGGCGCTACGTGGCGGGCGCGTCCAAGGACGTGGCGCGCGCCATCAACACCGATGTCAGCGCGACCAGCCGCCGTATCGGCACCATCATGCACGGCGGTGAGCGGGACGCCGCCTTCGAGCGGATGAAACATTTCGTCGATGAGAAAGGGCGGGACACCAGCAACCCCGACAACACGACGCGCGACCGGATCTATCACGAATTGCAGCAGCGGTTCCAACGCGGCGACGAACTGGACCAGACCGGCGGGTGGGGTATCGCGCGGCGGTTCGCGCAGTTCGGTTACGCGCAAAACCTGCTGAGCCTGTCTCGCGCCCCGGTCGAGACGTACGAGATGACGTCGAAGATGCTCACGTTCATCGGGGCGAGGTATGGTTACGGGCGCGGCGCGCTGGAACTGGGCCGGGCACTCACGGCCATCGGCCCCCAACTGGTGGGCAAGGGCGGGAAGAACACCATCGACGCGCTGATCGGCAAGCCGCTCAGTTCGGCCAACTACAAGTTCACCGAGATCGCCCGACAACGGTTCCTGGACAGGGGTTACGACCGTAGTGAAGTCGACGCGCTGTTCAAACACTTCGAAGCGAACGGGTTGTGGGGTAACACCGAGGGTGGATTCCTGCGGGAGTTGTCGCGCCCCACCAAGCTGGGCGGGGCGTGGGACCGCTTCCTGGAAATCTCCAGCGCCCTGACCCAGGCCACCGACGAGATGGGCCGCATCGCGGGCACTATGGCCGCGTTCAAGACGGCGCGCGGCAAGGGCGTGTCCGTTCCCGACGCGATCAACTTCGCGGAGGACACCCTGCGCAAGGCCCCCAACTACTCGTCCACCAACCGGGCGCGCATCACCACGGAGAAAGGTTCGCTCAAGGGAGCGGCCCCGGCGATCATGCAGTTCAAGATGTACGGGCTGAACGAAAGCTGGCTGATCGCCAACATGATGCGCAACTCGTTCGGCCCAGGCGTCGACAAGGCGGTGCGTATCGAAGCGGCCAAGCAACTCGCTGGCACGTTCATGATGCACTCACTCGCGGCGGGCGTGCTGACATGGATGGCCGATCCCGTGCGCTACCTGGGCGGCGCGATTGATCTTCTGACCGGACACACGCCCAAGGAGCGCATGTCCGCGATGCGGTCGTGGCTGGCCGACACCATGGGCCCCACGATGGGCGAGGTCGTCGGCGCGGGCGTGCCGCACGCGTTCGGCGTGGACATGCAGCACCGGCTGGGCGTGAACAACATGTTCAACCTGCCGCAACTGAACGGCTACGCGCCCAAGGACTTCGTGGAAGCCGCCGGAACCTTTGTCTTCGGCTCGCCCGGCGGGGCGACGGTCAACGTGATGAGCGGGTTCATGAAGATGCTCCAGGGCGGGTTGTCCGGCGGGCTTCACGACATGGCCTCGGGTGCCGCCGTGGCTCTCCCGCGCGTCCTGCGTGATCCGATCAAGGCGGGCTTGCTGGCCGACCGTGGCGTGGTCGACCCGCGCGGCAAGGAGATCCTGGCCCCGGAAAAGATCAGTCCCCTGGACGTCGGCTATCAGGCCCTGGGTTTCGCCCCTTCGCGCGTCACCGAGGCACGGGAGGGCCGTCAGGCCATCGTACAGGCCCGTCAGCAGGTGGCCGACACGCGGAGCAGGCTCGTGCGACGCTGGCTGGAGGCGGACCCTGGAGACCGCGCGGCGGTATGGTCCGAGATCGCCCAGTACAACGCGAGCCGGGAGGTCAACCTGGGATCGAAGATCACCAGGGACCAGCTGTTGCAGCAACTCAACGAGCGGCGGAAGGGCAAGCTCCATCCGGGCGCGTTCGGCCTGAGGCTGCCGAAGGCGAGCGAGCGTCAACTCATGGAGTACGGCGCGTTCGCCAACCACTGACAGGAGCATGTGATGAGCATCGGGCTGTTGTTCTGGGTGATCTTCGTGATCGCCGTCATCTTCGGAGCCTGGGGGCGTACGCCCGGCGGGCAGGTCTACTGGACGAACTACAATGGATGGGTGTTCGTCGTTCTCATGTTCTTGTTGGGGTGGCGCGTCTTCGGGTTTGTCATTCAGGGATAGGGTTTTACCAACGGTATAAAAATACCCCCGGTGTTCAGAACACCGGGGGGAAGTTCGCATTGGGGTATATCAGTCGGTTGATAACCGCTCCAGATATTGAAGGAAGCCGCCGTGGTCAGCAAGTCTCACGCGAACTACATGCGCAACCGGGATTGGTACCTGGCCCGCGAGGCATCGCCCGAGGGCGTGAAGAAACGCGTGGAGCGGGATCAGGCGCGGACCAAGGAGATCAAGGCGGGGAAGATATCCCCGCACTCGAAATTAACGGTGGACCACGTGAAGCCCCTGTCCAAGGGTGGCGGGAACGCGATGAGCAATCTCAAGCTCACGAGCGGCAAGGCGAACCGTTCAAAATTCAATCATTAGGCGTTTACGACGGTAGTTATTCCGCCGCGACAGGCAGTTCGATGACCCATCCAGGCAAACCGATGGCGATCATGCTACGCACATTGCCGTTGGCGTTAACGCAGCTACGCCTGCCCATTTCCACGACGGTGCCTTCTTCGATCATGGCCGGACGTCTGGGAGACAGGCTGTCACGCCCCATCGCGTTCGCGGTGGCGATCTCCATCATGGCCATGGGGTGACCATAGTCCATGAGCGTTAGCAGTATTATGGTTTTACCAAGTGTCGTGCTAATTCCGCGTGCCGCTTCGTGGGATGTATCCGGGTCGGTGTACCGGGCCAACCCCTCGGCATCGTCGTCACGCGTCCTGGCCAGGATGGCCCTGGCCCGCCGCATACGGTCTTCACTCTCAGCACTCATGTCGATCACTCCTTGGTTGGTTACTTCGTCGCGTCCGCCGGGGATTTACGCAGCATGGCCGCGACCTCGTCGTCGCTGATCGGGTTGGCTATGTCGGCCAGCCTTCCGGTCAACGGGATGTCCAGCACATGGCCCGTTCCGCCACCGAAACCAGTGCCGCCACCCAATGTCTTACGATAATCCTTCGCGCCCATCTTCTCCACCAGTTGTTTGATGATGACGGTGGCCGGAAGGCCGCGCGAGTGCAGCCACTCGTTGAACGACGCCCGGTTCACCCGCAGCACCTTCGCCTGCACGGCGATCTGCAACCGGACCACGTTGCCCCTCGGCACGCCCAACAGCCCCACCTTGCCCGCGCCGGACCCGGCGAAGTTGTCGGTGCGCAGCCGGTAGTCGGCCATGGCGTAGACGTAGTTGTTGACGATCTCCTCCACGTCCAGCCCGCCCGACGCCGACACCATGGTGCGGCTGGATCGTGCCTCGCGCTGCGCCAGGAACGCCCTCTTGAGCACGTCGTGGATGCCCGCCAGATCGAAGTTGAACAGGTTCAGCTTGCGCGCGATGGACGCGCCCACCAGTACGCAGGTCATGGCGGTCACGCTGAACCGTTCGTCACGTTGCATGTTCAGTCCGACGCTGAGCGACTTCATGACCGAAGCCAGCTTGGACTGCACCTCGGGCAGGTGCGTCGCCAGATACTGCAGGTAGACCCGACCGGCGTGCCCGTAGTTGTTCTCGCACAGCTTGATGGCCTGACCGGCGAGCGGATCGAACGCCACCGGGACCTTCGCCATCTCGACCTCCAGCAGCCGGGCCAGACCCGAGTCGGTGCCGTCGTCACGCGCGAGCAGGTAGTCCTGGCATGGACGGTTGCTCGTGAACACCAGCATGGTTTCCCACTCACCCACCTCGCGCAGCGTGGTATCGGATTGCAAACGAGCGCGCTCCTTACCCTGCGGGATGGTGAAGACCATATTCACGAACGCTTCCTGATACTCCTTGCTCACGCGTAGCTCATCCCAATAGCGTATCAATATGCGCGGCTCGCTGAGCGAGCGCATCACCGCGTTGGGCGTGTCCTGCATCGACTGCATCGCCTTGGCGTCGCCCCACACCGACTGGCCCACCTTGATCGCGGTGCTCTTGCCGATGCCGCTCTCGGTCGACCAGAAGCTCATGGTCATGCCGCGTATGTCACCCGACAGGGATATGAGCGGGGCGCCGAACGACGTGCCGATGACGGTCTGCAGATCGGCGCGGCCATTCTCGAACAGCGCCGCCGCCTTGCGCCAGTTGTCCATTGTTCCGGCGGGCCGGTACATGGCGGCGATCTTGGGGTCGCCACCCGGTACGCGGTCGATACTACCGTCGGCCTTGTAGAGCGTGCCCGCGATGGCCACGCCGATCCGCTCGCCCTTCACGCCGATGTTCCACCCGAAGGGGCGCACCACTTCGTTCTTGGTGGTCTGTTGCAGCCGCAGCTGCGATATCCACGCCATTACGAAGTCCCCCGCGTGCGCGACACTATGCCGCGTGACCGCCACGCCCTGCTTCGAGAAGTAGCCCACCTGGATCTGCGAGGTCATGTCGGCTTCGTTGGCGCCGACCGAGTGGTCCCGCCCCGCCAACCTGTAGGTGAAGCTCAGCCGGTGCCCGCCCGTGGCGAGTTCGTCCAACCGGGGGTGCGCCACGTCGCCCAGGAACAACGGCACCCACTCGGCGTCCTCGCCCTTGCCGTCCATGCGCTGGATGGCCGGTTCACCCGCTATCACCGTCCGTCTGTACTTATACGGCAGGTCGGTCACGTCCACGCCCAGCGACAGAGGCGATGTGACCTTGCCGTTGAACGGGCAGTTACCGCACACGCCGGGGCGGTTCTTGTCGTAATGATTACAGGTGGGCGCGCCGAGGATCTTGCTGTCCGTCTCCTTCTCGGCCCGCGCGTAAGCCTCGTCGACCTTCCCGGCATCGTAACGAGGGTCGCCCTGGCTGATGGGGTGGATGAAGTCCTTGCCGTCTTTGGTGTGCACGGCGGTCGAGACGTGGCCCAGATACCAGATCGGATAGGGGTCACCGTTGCCCCCCACGGCCAGGGACTGCTTGATCTGCTCGCATCTCTTGGCGATCTCGGCGAACAGGAACCGGCTCTCGACACGAGCCGACTGGTTCAGCCCCGGCCCACCCGGCGGGATGTGGGAGGGGCGTGGGCCGATGGACGTGACGGTGGCGCCGCCATGCGTGCCGGTGGCGCGCGCCTTCTGCGCCCCCATCCAGGGCGTCAGCTTCGTCAGGATATCCTGGTTGGCGTAGTCACCCTGGGAGAGCTTCGGGAACCCCTCGACCGGGACGGGGATACCCGACTTGAAGTTGTATGTTCCAGGCGGGCGCATGATGCGCGCGCCGTCCACCGTGGGCGCCGTGTCGCCCACCCAGCCATGCGCGATCATCGCCTCGCGCAGCGCGAACGCCATGGGTTGCCACGCGTCGAGGCCGATGGCGTCTTCCAGCACCCAGTACCAGTGGAACCCGTAGCCGCTGTTCACCCACACGCTGGGCATCGGCATGCCGGTGGCGTTGGTGAAAGCCTTGAGCCACTCAACGGCTTTACTACGGTCGTGAAAAACCTTGGTGGGATCTTTGTTGTCGCCGTCGCGCTTGACGTCGGCGTCCATGACCAGCGTGCGTATCAGGTGGACGTTGGTCTGTTCGCGCTTGGCCCGCACCGTGGGCTCGCCCTTCTGGGACGTGCCGATCTCGGCCATGTTGTAGGCGGCGACGGCGAAGTAGGCGTCGGCTTTGACCTTCACCGCCCAGCGTAACCAACTCGCCGCCTGAGGTATGCTCGACGGAGGGAAGCTCCGTACCGTCCAGCCCCGCCCCTCGCCCTTCCATGTGATCGTCAGATAATTCCCCTGACCGGGAACCACGCGCGTTAAAAAGCCTTCTGTATCCGCTGCCGTTCTCATTGTTGACCCCCGAATAAACAGGGGGCGCGGTGCCAGCCGCGCCCCCCAGGAAGGTCGGCCTCAGTTATCGCTGAGCAGGGAACTGATCTCGTCCTCCAGCGAGGCGGGAGCACCCTGGATGACGACGGTGGGCGACGGCGTTGTCGGCGCCGTGAACCCCGTCGCCTTGCGCGGCGCCGCTGTCGCCGCTGCCGGTGGCGCTGGCGGGGGCGGCGGGGTAGGCGTCGGCATGGGCATGGGCGCCGGTTGTGGTTTGGGCTCCTCCGGTTGGTCCGGAGCGACCTGCGCCGCCGGGGACTGACGCACGATCTGAAGGTGCGCCGGACGCGCCCCCAGCGCCGCCGGTTCGGACGTCACCTCCACCGTCGCGTCCTCCAGCATGCGCTGCACGATGTCGGAACGACCATGCTCGATGACGGTCGAGTAGTCCTCGGCGCTCTCGATCCAGCCGATGCTGTTGAACGTCAGTTCCTGGTGCGTCACCTGCGGATTGAAGCCGATGCGGGTGACCACCTGGGAAATGTCGGCGCCCAGGCGTTCCAGATGACGTGTGTAACGGTCGAGATTAGCAAGCGACGTCGGCGGGATGTCCAGCAGCATGGGTCCGCCAAAGGTATCGTTATGCACATCGCCGCTTGGCACCATGGCGATGCGGCGACCGTCGCGGCACGCCTTCGCCTTGCGTCCGTTCTCGGTCGTGGCCGAGCCCCAGATGTTCTGCGGGCACGTCGCGCACATGGTGTTCTGCACCAGCGCCGACGCCGGATCGGGTGATACCCCGTTCACGCTGAAGCAATCAGGAGCTTTCGCTTCACCGCTGGCGAAGCCCGACTGATACCACTTCTTGCTGATCGCCGTGGCGATACCCACGACCACCATGTCGACGTATTGCACGGGCGTTTCCGGCAGCGGCCTGCCGTTGTGATCGGTGCCAGCCGACATCGCGATCAGGGTTTCGTCACCCCGATAACGCACGCGCCAGTTCTTGCCACGAATTTTCAGAACCGCGAACGACGCCTGCAGATTGGCGCGCGCCGCCTGATTGAGCTTGAGCCCGGCGGCGCCCATCAAATGACGTGGCGCGGCACCGAGGGTAACCAACTGATTGTCCATGGGTATCACTCCCTGTCTGTGGATAAAGTTTTAGTATCGGTGGCGCGTCTCACGTTCACTACCACCTCCGATGAAGTTTCAACACCCGGCACGACGTCTTTCGTCGTAGCGGTTAGCTCCTGTAACGCGAGTTTGGAGATCCGCGCCTCCAACAGATCCCATGCCTGATGTTCACGTATGTATCCCAACGCCGCCGCCCAGTCCGTGACCTTGGCGGACGTGCGCACGGCCTGATAAGCGGTGCCGTGCGGTGACTTCATCGACTTCAGCCCCGACTGGTTCATCGCCTCCAACATATATGCTTCCAGTCTGTCGAGCGTGTCGGTGTAGGGCTTCATCGCCTCCTTGTGCTGGTCCTCCAGCACCTTCTTTTTGTCACGAATTTTAACGTATTTTTCTATCATGTTGTCCATCGTCATGCGTGGACGTTCGGCTGCCTCGCTCATGTTTCACTCCTACCGAATACATGCCGCAGATTTCGTTGAAGCTCCTTGTCACCTCGCGCGCCATCGCCCGGCGTGCTGCTCGTGAAGACCACGCCGGTCACGCCGGGCTTGGTCAGTCTGAGATGCTGGCCGTTGGTCTTGGTGACCACGTAACCCTTCTTCTCAAGTTCACGTATCCGCTTTTGAATACTCACTCCTTCACTCCCGTCGTAAACCCCATTTTCGTTTCGCGGGGGGTGGTCCGCGAACCTACATTACATTCAGAACGCCTTCTTCTGTTGATGGAACAACTCCAACAAACAGTTCTGCATGCGCTGTTTGAAGCGCAACTTGGTATACGTCGCCTGTTCGACGGGGGTGCCCACCATGTGGACGATCAGCGTCTTATGGAGTTGACCCGGTCGATTGATACGCGCGTTCGCCTGTTCGTAGATTTCAAGAGACGTCGTCGGTGAATACCATACGATGGTGTCCGCCTCGGTAAGCGTCAGACCATGCGCCAGTGTCTGAGGGTGCGCAACAATTATCTTTGGGTTCGGTTTATTTTGAAAGTCACCGAATATGATATCCCTCGCGGTCCTTCCTATGCCCCCGTGAACCACCGCTATGTCGTAATGGTTCTTGCGCAAATACGTGGACACACCCAGCAACGCGTGCATGAACGGCACCATGACCAGTACCTTGCGGTCGGTCTCGTCGAGCACTTCGGTCAGCGCCGACAGGCGCGTCGTCGCGTCCATCTCGTAAACGGTGTGATTATCGGTATAGAGATAGCCGCACGACACCTGCAGTAGCTTATTATGCAACACGCCCTGGTTGACCGCCGAGATGTTCTCGTTCTTCTGGGTCAGCATATGCGCCTTGTTGTATAACAGGCCATAGGCTTTCTTCGCGTCCGCGTCGAGCATGACGGCGCGGTCGACAATCGAGCACTCCGGTAGTTCCATGACGTCGTCGCGGGTATATCTGACGGACGGCGACATGGCCTGACGCACGAGGGCGTGCGCCTCGGGTTTGGGATACCAGCGGAACTGATTGATGCGCCGCATGGTCATGTCCTGGAACGCCGTGAAGGATCTCACGGTGCGTTCCGGCGTAAGCAGACGTACCTGTGCCCAGGCGTCCGTCGGGGCGTTTGGCGTGGGAGAGCCGGTAAGCCCCCAGGCGAATCGGACATCGGACCGGGCTATAAGGGCACGCGCGGTGTTCCACAACTCCGTACGACGGTTGCGATAAATAGCAAGCTCATCAAGAACAACGATATCAAAGCCAGCTTCCTGGACCGCCGTTCCAAGGACCCGTAATCCATGATGGTTAATCACACATATGTCAGAGGATGATCCCAGTAGTTTCAGACGTTTCTCACGGGAGCCGTAGAGAACAACCACCCTGCGGCCCATGACAAGCTGAAATAATTCCTTTTCCCACACGGGGGTGAGCGTGCTCAGAGGCGCCACCACCAGCATGCGCTTCGCCATCCCCGCGCGCATCAGATAGTCGGCGGCGTAGATGACCGACCGTGTCTTGCCCGTCCCCATCGAGCTTAGCACATAGCAGCGCGGGCTCTCGACCAGCAGCGCCGCCGTGGTGCGCTGGATATCCCACGGCTTGGTGTTCAGCCAGTCGTAGCGGGTCAGGATGGGCGCCGGGACGGGGATGCCCACGTTGCGGGCGATACGAGCCTCGTCGGGCTGGTTGGGCAGCAGGAGCATCCGCGACCCCTGCCATCTGAAGGGGCGGGCGTGAGGCACCGCCGAGGCCAGCGCCTGATCCCAGGGGACGGCCACGTGCTGGCCGTCCCTGGTGATGAATGTGATCGGTGTTTCGACGTTCATCCTTGTACCATCACTCCTTCCAGATATTCTTCCAGTTCGCCGAAGCCCTCGACGTCGTCTTCGCCGACGATCAGGAACGTCACGGCGCCCGCGTCACGCATGCGGGTCATGACCACGTCCTGTAGCCGCGTCACGCGGCCCTTCTTCGCCTTCGCCTCGATGGAGAAGAAGCGCCCATTGGCGCAGCACAGGAAGTCCACCGTCCGCGAGCCGAGACCCATCGGCACCGGCATGAAGTAATATATGTTATTTTCGTATCGGTCAAGCAATTTTCTGATTTTATTTTTTACCCTGCCTTCCGGTGTCGGCATCTTTTACTCCCGTCGTGAATCAAGGTAGTTCCAGTAAGATCCTGGAGATATGTTCGTCCGATGGAAAATTCTCCACGTCGAACAAGTCCAGTTCACGCATGTTATCGTAACGTATGACGATGCGAGGCGGGACCTCTTTCATATACTCGACGCGGACTATGCGCGACAGCGCGCGCAACGACAATTGTACCGTGAGGCGTTTTACCCGCTCGTCGAAAGCGATACGCATCGGATCAAGCGAAGCGGCTGGCGTTAGTAACGCGGGTCCCAGGGCGGTGTTTTTCTGGTAGACGTTCTGGGCGTTCCACATGTTGACACTCTGCTGGTCGATAGCCGCCTGAGTCGCCATCGCCCGACCCAGGTTGTTGTAGTTGTCGTAGTTCACCGACGCCTGGGCCTGGGAGCCGGGTACCCCCTGGGCGCGAGATAGGTTGGGGCCGGGGCCGTCCATAGCTTCAATCGCTCGGTTTCCAGCAGATCCCGTTGGAGTCTCAGGGTTTCCACCTGGAAGAACCTCTGGTCGAGATCCCGTTGCCGGGTCACCACCGTCGTCTCGTGGTCGCACGCCGAAAGGGAGACCAGGGCGAGGCCGACGAGGAGTGTTTTCATTTTCATTTTCCATGGAAGGGACAGGAAGTAACGGCGCACCAACGCCGACATAGCCCGCCAGGGTTTGGAGGATACTCCTGGGTTTGTCTGGCATCGACCATTCTCCTCACGCGGGGAAGGATATCCCCCCAGATCTCGGTCACGCTCTCACGGGTGAACGTCGCCCGCTCGATGTGATCATACGCTATGAACACCAGGGCCGCGCGGATGCGTTTGGTCCTGGTCGAGTGGGCGAAAGTCATGACCGCCGCCAGCTGAAGCTGTGTGAGGTCCTCGGTCGGCTTGCCCGTCTTGTAGTCGATGACGGTGGCGTTCTCGCCGTTGATGTTGGTGTAGTCCAGTACCATGCGGAACCACGCGCCGCTTCCGAAGAATTTGGACGGCGTCAGCCCGCTGTCCAGCGCCAGTTTTTGTTCCGTGCGCACCGTCCCCTCGGCGTTGGCCAGCTTGTTCAGCATGCCCTCGTGCGGCACCAGATCGGGCGGCAGGGGCGTGCCACGGCCCACGCGGGCGTCGAACGCCTCGTGGATGCGCTTGCCCTCGACCAGGGCCTTGCCCTCGGGCTCCTTCACGTCCCTGGAGACGTTATAATTGTAGTAACGGCGCGGGCAGGTCTCGAAATTCTTCAGCGCCGTGTAGCTCCAGGAGAACCTCTCGGGATTTACGACCGTAGTGCTCATCAACTAGTGCCCTTTGAACGCCGGTTTCACGACATAAAGTTCGCGACTGTTAGCGATTGGACCGTCGGTTCGCATGTTAACCCGTGTCTCACGAACCATGACGTCCCGCAATGGAAGCCGCCTTATATGGGCACGGCGCAGATGCGCCACCGGGCTCGCGTGAGTCCCCTCGCCTTCGCCACGCGGTCCGGTATGGTGCATACCGTTGATGACGGTCACATATTCTTCCCCCAGAATGTTAAGCATTTCCGGTAGCCGTTCTTTACCCGATTTACGACGGGAGTTATTAAGTTTATCCGGAACCCGTAGCTTTTCCGTGACCACCCATTTGGTGTTCATCATCATGAGTACGAACAGCAGATGCGTGGCGTGCGTCTCTATCACAGCGAGTCCGCGATCCTTGGGCAACCTTCCCACGAGAGTCATGTCGGCGGTGATATCTATTTTTTCGCCAAACGTGATCTCGCCGTTCACGACCAGTTCAAAGTAAGTTTCCCAGCCGCTACCGAGCGACTCGCGCACGGCCACGAGTACGTCCAGTTTCATCTTCATGAAATTGTCGGGATCTGGATGGACGACCAGCAGGAACGTGCGTTTCGTGGGGTGCTGAAACGCGATGGCGTACCCGCCATCATGAAACGGGTGCGGCAAGTAACCACGGCGAAACAGATCGACGATGCGCGGTATCTCGGCGTTAAGTGCTTCCCACTTCGGCACCATGCCCGATGCTATGAGGCGACCGCCACGAACAATGTTTTTTACCTTATCCACGAACACGGGAAACAACGTCCGCGCGTCCTCGGAGATTTTCTCTATCATCATCTCCCGTTCAAATGTAGTTTCCTCCGATAGCTCTTCCTGGTTTTCCAGTTGTGTATAAACGGTTAGTCCATCATCCGACATAATCGTTTTACGCACCGCCTCGGGCGTAAGTAAAATTTCTTTGTCTACCTCATAATACGTGTTGTCTTCGGTCACTTCCGATATCGCGGCGGCGGCACGCGAGCGCGCGGCTTGCGCCGAGAGCCCGCCTTCGTCACTCCACTCGGTTGGCTTGTTGGTCACTGGTTCACTCCTTTTTCGGCTTCGAGCAATGTCCGTCCCCAGCCCCCCTCGCTCGCCAGCGGCAGGTCCGGTGCCCATGTGGGCGGCACGGCGAAAGCACGTTCCAATACCGCGTCGAAGTCACGCGCTTCGCTTTCCGGCACGATGTAGTCATGACTGTCATACGTGGACATGAACGGACGATGCCCCGTGTCACGGTCCACGTGGAGCATGATGTCCGTAACGACGATCCGTGCCAAGCCCTGAGTGATATTCTCGATGAATTTAGCGCCATATATTTTGCGCGGGCCACCGAACACGCCACGATAAGTCGTCTTACGCCCCCATACGCCATCGTCCGGCTCTTCTTTCAGATCCGGGTAGGAGATGGCCATGCCGTTGGGCAGGTAGACACACTCCGCGCCGATCTCGATGGCGGGGATGCCGGGGTCGGGCACGTCGCGCGGGTTGATCAT